CAGCAGCTTTTTGAACTTCAGCTTCTTCAGCAGCTTTTTGAGCAGCTTCTTCAGCAGCCTTCTGTTCAGCAGCTTTTTGCTCAGCCTGTTTCATTGCAATTTCAGCAGCTGTATCTGCAGCTACTTTTTTAGCAAATTCTTCCAGATTGAACTCTGAGTTGCTTTCAGGAGATTTATTTTCTTTTGACATATTTGTCTCCATGTTATGGGATTGCTCCCGTCTTGGCTGCTCAACATTAACAGCGTCTGCTGATTCTGCTGGGTTAGCCTTATAAAAAGTTTGCTTATACTTGTTGTATTCTTCCATACTATCAAATGACTTGCTTAGTCCAAAAGTTGCCCCTTGATTGCAAGGTACTGATACTACTGAGACTTCAAAAAGTTCAGCGTCCTTTATTTTATATCCGTCAGTTTCAGTCATATAATCAGCATCCTTGACTTTGAAACCAACAGAAAAAGCTCCAAGGACACCGTCTTTAATTAATTGAGTTACATCACCTGCAGCTTTAGATATCTTTGCAGATATTTCTAAACCGTTGTCTGTAACTTGTAAATCTTTTGCACGACCAATAGGTTTGTCGTAATTGTGATTGAACAGAATAATTGGATTATTTTTAAAATTTTCTAATCCGCCTTTTGTCCATGCACTACTTTCAATAATGTCTCCAGCTCTATCAAGTCCATTAGTACTTGCAGAACCTTTAATTTCAACACCACCATCATCAGTATCTCCTAAGGATTTAAAAGTGCTTGTCCAGTGATAAATTTTATTTGCCATCTTTCTTCTCCACTTTTTTCTTAGCAGTTACTTTTTTAGGAGTTACCTTTTTAGGAGTTACCTTTTTAGTAGCTTCTTTAATAACAACTGGGTATCTTTTTGTTACTACGCTTAATACTCTGCTCCAAGAACCAAAGGCTCTTCTAAGTAAATAGTCTTTGACTGGAACGTCATTGCCTTCTGCTTTGTATTCAGCTAAAGTCATAACACCACCTTTTTTAGTCATAAAATCGGAAAGTGCTTTTATCATCATATCTTTAGTCATATTATTCTTCCTCGCTTGGGGCAGCCTCTACAGGTCTACCGCCTTGTTCAGGACTTGCTGCAGAACCCGCAATATTTGCAGGTATTCTTGGCTCGTCAAATCCTTCTACTGGGTCTTTGCCTAAGGCTACTCTAGCTTCGTTGGCACTTAATATGCCTGTATTTACAAGAGTTGCGTAATAAGCGGCTTGGTCTCTCAGCTCTGGCTGTAAAGCAGGAATTCCTGTTACATCTTCAGATAGTGAAAAACCAAAAAATCTTTCAAGTGCATATCCTAATTTTTTAACTATAGGTAACACTGTTTCTAAATAGTAAAGTCTATGGTTTGGTCGTATATTTGCATTATTTCCACCGTCTAATAAAATTGGTGGTATTCCCATAGCTTCGAGTATAATTTTTTCATTTGATTTGATTCCTTCTTGGAAATCTAAGTCTTTAAAATTAATCTCTGTTAAATTTTCTACTTCAAGTCCGCCGTCTAAGAAAAGAGGTCTTCTACCTCCTGACTTAGGATTATATCGAGCAACCCAAGCCTGTAACATTCTTTCTTTGATTTTTTCAGAAAGAGTATTTGGTGACTTTAATACTAATCCTGGAACTGCTCCATTTTTAAAGAAGTTGTCTTGAAAATCTCTCATGCTTCCTAATAACTGCATAGTTCTGAAAGCTGGCTTTAGTCTTGGTACTCCTCTATAAATTGAATTGAAACTATTTTCTTTTACATGAATAATCTCATCAGGGCTATAATCTATTGAGTTATCATACGAATATCTTTCTACATATGTTTTATCATCAGTATAAATTGTTACTTTATCTGCTGGTAAGTGATATAAGTGCGCTCCATCAAAATAAATAAAGATGTTTCCATCTATAAGTAAATCGATAATTAAGTTTCTTTTAAAAGCACTAATATCTTGAAAAGGGTTTGGCTCTTTATTAAGTAATAAATCTACTTTTGACCTACGAATATTTTTAAGAACATTTGTAGTACCTACAATTTTTTCTCCTACAGCGAAGGGTATTTCAGAAACGTCATCAACAATCATATTAACTGCTCTATTAACGATTTCTAATTGTTCATAAGCATTTCTGTAGTTGGTGACTATTTCCCGCGAATCAATAGTCATACCCTCATTTCGGGATATCACATATTGAGCAGGATTCAGTTTTTCATCAACTTCTGGAGTTCTGCCTAATAATCTGTCATACCATGCCATATTTGTCTCTCTGCTTCTCGACCCATCTCTTTTGTTTCTCTGCGTGTATCAACTTGGGTCGTTTTCCATAAACTGAATGTAACTTCATATGGTGACTATGGCAGAGTGTGACTGTGTCCTCGTAAAGTTCTTTGTAGTGTTCATCAATAAAGGCTTGTCGAATCTCTAGTATTTCTTGCTCGTTTTTAATAATTAATTTTTTCTTTTTTATCCAAGTTTCTAGTAGTTCTGTAAGCCCGTGATAGTGATGAAAATCTAACTGTTCGGTACTTCCACAGATATAACAATCGCTTGATTTTTTATATTGTGATTTCGCTTTATCTCTTACGTATTTAACTAAATCTCTTTTGAAATTCATATTTCTACTCTTAATTAGAATTATACCAAAAACATACAGCAAATGTCAAGAACTGTTTTTTGTAGGTGTTATTAAAACGTTGTGGCTGTAGTTTCAAATGTGTATAACGCATATCGCATAGCATCAGCCATATGGGATGCCATATTATGCTTTGGTTTTTCTTTTAATAAATTAGGGTTTGGGTCCCATTGATATTGATCTAATGATGATATGGCTTCCTTGCAAGTCTGATTAACTATCAAGTCATCATTATCTACTATTCCTCCAACATGTCCTATTCCGTCAAGCACTGATTTTTTCGCATTGATAGTACTAATATCATAGTTTTGTGCAAAGTCGTATCTTGTTTGTTGAGCTGCAGAATCAATGTAAATATAATCAATATCCCATTTTTGAATTAATTTTTGAATGTGTAAAGCATGTTGTTCTGTAGTCTTTTCTGAATCCATATACTCATCTACTAAGTAATATTTTCGTTTGTCCCAATCATATGCAAATACACAAAATGCGGTGGGGTCTTTGTAACCTACGTCAAGACCCGCAAAAATATCCATACCAGTAGTATCAAATTCTGATAAATCTGCTAAACATTCTTCATGATTAAATGCCCAGACTTGTCCTTCATAAACATTAAAGTCTGCTAAATATTCTTGAGCAAACTCAGCTTCTGACATTGTTTTTCTTGCTTCTATAATATCTGCTTCTGATACACGAGGATTTTCATGCCAAGTTGCTTTGATTGAACACCACTCTGGAAATTCTTCACTGAATCCTCTATAATAAAACTCAGCAAAATAATTATTTCTACCCCTTGGAGTAGATATAAAAATTGCTTTTGAGTTTTCTTTATCTAGTGTGGGCCTGAGCGCAACATTGAAAGCATCCCGCCCGTCAACGAGAGCGGCCTCGTCGAATATGATGAGGTCATAAGACCTACCCACGACCGAATCAACTTGGTTAACGGAACCCATACGTATTGTAGAATGGTTAGAAAGTTCGATAACTTTATCTTTTGCATTGTCTCTAAGTACCTCCAAATCAAAATGTTTAATAAGATTTCTTTGCAAATCAAATGAGATTTGCGATAGTGAATAGTTAGGTGACATTAATAGTACGTGACTGTTTGGTACTAAGCAAACCAGTTGTCCTATTATATTTGAAATGTAAGTTTTGCCTTGACGACGAGATATAGCCGCACAAACAAATCTATATTTGGGATTATTAACAGCATTTATAATTGCTTTTTGAGATGAGTTAGGTTCAATACCTAACAATTCAAGATACTCCATTATGGGTAATTTAATGAAACGATTCTCAGGACTTAAATCCATAAGATAGTCGCTTAATATATCTGTGCGGCTAATTTCTATCAATGTATTGTCTCGTCAGGGAATATATTGTCTTCTGAATCTATTAGTAAATCCAGCTCTTTTAGTTTAGTGTAAAGGTAGCAGTAAGTAGCCGATACTGTTTTTATCTTCTTCTCTGCTGGTGATAAGTCTCTAAATTCTTCTACTTTGATTAAATCTTGTAGCATTTTTCCTGCATGAACTACGCCTTCTTCAAGCCATAATTTAGTTCCATTTACAGTTGTCATTATCTTCTC